GGACTGTTAAGCTGTAACGCTGTGGCTATGGACTCTACCACCCATTGTTGAAACGGGGATAGATGAAAAGCCTTACGTTACTCTGGCAGAAGGTGCTCATAGAATCGGGCACCTGGTGTCGCACTAGCACGGTACACGACTGGAAAACAGCCGTGCGAAGATTCGAATCTGAGGGGATCTCGTTTTTTACGATTTCCCTCACGAACTTTGGCAAGGACTTCGAAAAAGCTCTTGACCAAGGATTCGTGGACTCCAACCAGTTCGCGGGTTTTAAGCGATCTGGGGGTCTCCCGAAATTCCTTTCGGGTTTCCTTCGTCTGGTATTCGAATCGGATGGGTGTGGCCTCTTGCCAAATCCATCTATCGATGCCATATCTTCCGTTCGTCAGTTGACACTGATGTTCGGCAAGATTCTCATCCCATGTAGTGAAACACGGAATCAGAAGGCGGTAGATGGATATGTGCAATGTGAAATGGATCTTCGGGAACTCGATCGACGAGGAAGTTTTGATCGAGCTGGGTCTAATCAACCCGAGCTCGGTCGCCTCGTTCGTGTTTTTGCCATGTTGTTTGGCCCGTTACTCGATGATCTCGAAAGAGATCTCCAAGACGGGAGGTACGAGAATTTCGTGCCCAAACATGGTCCCGGAGCTACTGCAGACCGTCTTCGCGGGAACCAAAAGTTCTCGTCCGACGTATGGTCTCAGCGGCTCGACCGCGTGTTTCCCGTTGTTGAGTTTCTACTCAGCAGCGCTCGACACGTGGATCGGCTTCACCAGCCCGGGAGGTACCCAATCCATGAACCTGGACAAGAATGCCCCGTCAAGGTCACTCTTGTTCCTAAAACGCTGAAGACACCCCGAATCATCGCGATGGAGCCGACGTACGTTCAGTACGCCCAACAGGCTCTTCTCGGAGGATTCCTGCGACGATGGGAGAAGGATGACCTCCTCCTTTCATTGTCCGATTTCCGCGAGCAAGGTCCTAACCAGGAGCTTGCTCGGATGGGCTCTGAAACTCAGGCCCTCGCTACACTCGATCTGAGTGAAGCCAGTGATCGTGTCTCCAATTCGCTTGTCCTGCACCTGTTCCACTGGTGGCCTGCTTTGTCAGAGGCCGTTCAGGCGGTAAGGTCGCAGAAGGCGGATGTACCTTACGGTGTCGGAGTGATCCGACTCGCAAAGTATGCGTCTATGGGTTCGGCGATGACTTTCTTAATCGAAACGATGGTGTTTCTAACCATCATATGTGCTTCGATTGAGAAAAGCCGAGGCTACACCCTGTCCCGTAAAGACTATAAACGTCTAGCGGGATCTGTGCGCGTCTACGGGGATGATTTGATCGTCCCTGTAGATTATGTGCTGACCGTCATCAGTGACCTCGAAGCTTTCGGCTTTAAGGTAAACACTGACAAGTCTTTCTGGACTGGAAAGTTCAGAGAGTCTTGCGGCAAGGATTACTACGATGGGCACGATGTTTCTGTAACACGTGTCCGTCGTGTGTTCCCTTCCGGCCGGTCGAACGCTGAGGAAGTGATATCCATGGTGTCCTTACGTAACCAGCTTTACTCTGCTGGCTACTGGAGCACCTGCCAATGGATCGACGAGGAGATTGGGAAAGTTCTTCCCTACTTCCCGATCGTCCGAGACACTTCCCCGGTAATTGGGCGTCACTCATTCATATACCCTACAGGGCAACGAATGTGTGATCAGCTACATCGTCCTTTAGTCAAGGGCTTTGTAGTCAAAGCGATCCCTCCGGTTAATCCGGTTGATGATCTGCCCGCCCTCCTCAAGTTCTTTACGACTCGAGGGGCAACCCCTCTTGAGTCTGGGCACTTGGAGCGTTCAGGAC